ACACTTGTGAAATTGGACGAAGTGTTAAATAATGTAAAGCCCTATGACTGAAGAAACTATCGGCAAACGATTAAAGAGGCTCAGGCTGGCGGCTGGGCTCAGCCAGAGAGAGCTGGCTCGGCGTTCCGGCGTTGACCGAGAATATATCTGCCAAATAGAGGCCGGCAAGACTAAGAGCATGACACTTAGATTGGCTGAGCGCCTTGCCAAGGGACTCGGGAAACCGCCTGGTGTTTTCTTCGGCAATGGTCATAACAACGACACAGTGGAAACTCTTAAACAACTAGTAGCACCGCTAATTGACTACATCAATAAGTTGAAATGAAAAGGGTCTGGAAAACCTTAATGATAATGGGGTATGTCCTTGCCGGGTTATTCAGCATCAATCTGCTTTACGTTCTAGTTCTGTATGGTATCAGACATGATGGGTGGTTCTTTATATACAATCCGAATTTCGGCCCTCACAGTAACGCAACATTAGCGTGGCAAATAATTTGGAGTGTCATTCTGCTATTGATAGCCTCGGCTGTGGTTGGCCTTTCTAAAAGGAAAGTAAAGCAACGGCCTTCCTAGTTTTTCAGGTCTCGGACTTTTAATCAGGGTGTCGCGAGTTCGAGTCTCGCACGGCTCAAAATGAACCTAAATCTTGATGGGAATGGCGACAAAGGGAATCTCAAAGTCCCTGATTTCTTACAGTTGATGACTAAACAGATGCTTTTAGGGTCTCTGATTTCCAAATCTGTAGCTGAAGCCTTAACGGAGTTTCTTCTTGACCGGCAGATAGAGAACAAATCGAAAAGGACTATCGGCTTTTACCGCGAGAGGCTACAGTCCTTCGTTGATTTTATCGGAGCTGAGACTAATCTCCAGCAAATCACGATCCCGGATATAAAGAGGTATTTTAGCGAACAGAACATCGAATACATCTATGCCTATCATGCCAAGTACCGGGCCCTGAGAGCCTTCCTTAACTGGAGTGTCAAGCAGAACTATCTCTCCAAGACTCCGCTGACGTTCAACGCCCCCAGGTTGCCTTACAAAATAATGCCGATATTCACAGATGAAGACATGCGTGCTATGGTCAAGGTTTGTAGTGTCCGCGATAAAGCCATCATCCTGACGTTATACGATACCGGTATGAGGCTGGGCGAGTTGTTGGGAATGAAACTTAACAACATTGAGATCGAATCTAGACATATAACAGTTCTAGGCAAGGGTAAGAAAAAGAGGACTTTGCAGATAAACCCTCAAGTCTTGAAGGCTATCTGGCAATATCTCAAAACCCGGGGGAGTCCTCAACATGATGTAGTCTGGCTGAGCGAGGAAGGAAGACCGCTAACCGAATCGGGATTGAAACAGATAGTCAGGCGGATAGGTAATCGGGCCGGCATCACGGGAAAGAAGCTCGGCCCCCATACTTTCAGACATACCTTCGCTAATAACTTCCTTGATGCCGGCGGGGATCCCCTGGACTTAAAGTATTTGCTGGGTCATGCATCTCTAAGAATGGTAGAGAACTATGTCAAAGCCCACCAGGAAAAGCGGGCATTAAAAGCACATGAGCGGTTTAGTCCAGTTGATAGGCTCGGCATAAAATGAAAAATCTCTCGAGGGATTTCTTGGCTAGTTCAACAGAGCTAGTAGGAAATCCCTCGAGCAATAAAAAGGCTCCCTGACTTTCACCAGGGTTTAAGGCAGGGTTCGTTGCTGGGGGTATAAGATTATGCAGAAAGGCTTTAAGGGGCAGCCTTGCGTCTCTCAGGCGCATCCAAATTGGAACTGGCAACTTCTCCCCTTTCTTTTTCTTGCTTCTCTTGTTTGGCTTTATTCACGGCTTCGGCTATAACGATGCCTTGAAGTATCTGTAGAGCCTGTTGTGGTACCATGTTACCAGCGAAAGCGACCTCTTTAGTGTCTGGGTTGACCGAGAAAGAAAAAATCCCTAGCATGTTTCACCTATCCTAAGATTATTACAATAAAGATCATGATCCAACAACCTTGAATCCAGCCCCCTAGAAGTAATTGCCAGACTGGAACTTTCTCCTTGGTGAATAAAACGTAGGACCCATAGAAGGGAACTGACGTTGCTAAAAATCTTACCTGCTCTCTCATAACCTTTGCTCTAATGCATCTAACTTGTCTGCAAGTTGTAGTATACTCCCCATTAGGAGACTTTGCCAGCCGAGCAAGTTTACACCCCTTACCTTCTTAGCGTCTTCTATATTCTTCAGCTCTTTTTGCTTTCGCTTGTTGAATGTGACAATCGCTTCCTGAGTATTCTGTATCCTTCTGCCTACCTCTTTTACTCTCTTATCCTTCTTCTCTACATCTTCCGGTGATTTAGATTCCGTTCCTTCTTCTTCCCTTTTCTTTGCCTGTAGGTAAACAAGCCCATCTTGCAATTCCTTTTCTTGGCCATTAAGTTTAGTTACTGCACTCTGATATGATTCCTCAAGTTCCTGGTCTGTCTCGGTTATTTCTCTCGGGAAGGTATCTATATCTAGTTTGCCATCCTTGGTCTTTATCGCTCTAAGCAGACCAATATCGTCATGTTCTTGAAAAGTCCCGATTGTGGTGATCTTGCCATAGTATAAGTAAGCATAAACATATTGCCAATAGTGAGTAGAATCACCTAGAGATACTTGGTTAGCATTGTAGGGGTTAACTTTAGCTGTTGTATCAGAGTAGATAATAATATTCCCATTGCCATAAGAGAGGTCGAAGAAGATGTCCTTAGCTCCCCAGATGATGAAGTTATCTCCCTCCGCAGACAGGCATCCTCTATAGACTGAGGCATCAGTATAGACAGAGAGAACGGCAGTCCCATATATCTCAATTCCTGTATCTGCATCTAAGACTACGCCACCATAATCATACCACTCTCCATGAGCATAGAGTGAGCTTGTTAGGTCTATATGTCCTGAATATATATCTGTGGCTCTCAGTTTTTCATAAGTCGAGCCATTATCAATATCGTCAAGGTCGCCATCACAGGTTGAGAGTAGAATATGCCCGGCGGATATGTCAGTGGCTTTGACGAGGCCGTATGTGCCGGTAACTACCGAGTCCAGCTTGATATGTCCAGCCGAAATATCAGCCGTAAGAACCAGCCCATAGGTGCCAACTGTTACCTGGTCAAGCAATACCAGCCCGTCAGCCGATAATGCAGCGCTCTTGACCCTATGGTAAACAGACCCATCAGCAATCGCATCAAGGCCAACCTGTGTCCAATCACCTGCTACATAAGCCCCTGTGGCCCGGGCTGTCGTGCATCTCTTCAGAACTGTCCCATCTGTCCACATATCCCCCAGGTCATAAGGGGTCGTGGGTGTCGCCGTAAAGTTTCTCCTCTTAGTGTTTGGGTCATAGCCGGCCTTGTAGACTACATTCTCATTGAGTTGCAGCACCCCGGCATCAAGGTGCATACTTTTGATTCGAGCATAAACTTCACCATTGGGCAGGTTGTCGAGATTGTCCCCTATCTTGTCCAGATCAATGTTCCCTTCAGGGTCAATCCACACCATGTCAAGACTGTCGGCCAGGATATGCTCAACATAGAGGTCTCCGACTGAGAGCCGGGAAAAGTATTGCCCGGCATCCGTGTATGTCTCCAACTCTTTGAGTATTTGATTGTACTTCAGTTGGTCGAGCCAGTTCCCAAACCCGAAGGTCATTAACCACTTATCTTTGCCAAACCTTCTATGAACGTAACCGAGGTTTCCAGTCCGCGTATCTCCCTGTCTTGAATCGGTAACTTTCACATAATCAAAGACTTCCGCACCGACATTCAACGGGACTTCGGCAGCACCCCGTTTAGACCACATTTCCGCTTTGGCAATTAAGGCTTCGGCAATATCCTCTGCCTGGGCGTTGCTTTCCAATTTGGCTTGAATATATCGAATCTTCTTTACCTCATCAGGTAGAGAAGCGTAATCTGCAATTTGAGCTGACCCTGAATACTGAGGGTCATCATCAGCGTAAGACTTGACATAGATTTTGTTGGGGATGACTAGAGTGTTCTTGTAAGCCTTGCTGAAGAATTTATGGTCGCCTCTTTCGAGGGAGTATTCGGAATCGTAGGTAGTCCCGGTAGTAACTGGTTTTAAGATGTGAACCTTCCCATCATCTTCCCAACGTGCCACATTTGCCGTATAGTCTAAGACTCGTCTCAGGGCAGCCAGCCTATTGCCACCGGTGTAAATCCTGAATCCATCTTTGGGCTTGTAAGTGTCTGCGAGAGCGTCATATCCGGTATCCCAGACTATCTCGTAAGCCTTGCAGAGAGTAAACGGAGCCAGGGTAGCCCCGACGATACCGTTTGCTAGGTCTTTAACTGTCTTGGTGTCATCTGCGTCAGGGATATAATTCGCCGATGCTTCATCATCTGCCATCAGATTGAAAGCACCCTCTAGTTCCAGCGTGCAGATTAGTTTGTTCGGGTCGGAATCGAACTGCTGGTCCATGACCCAGACAGGAGCCGTTGCCGAATACTCCTCCCCGCTTGCCACCGCGCCGTATGAGAGAATACCTTTATACCCTCTCAGGTCAATATCATCCAAGGCTCCATCACTGTTATTTAGAACGATTGTTGCCTTGTGAGAATACGGCTCTTCGTCATGTGCGGAAGGCAATATCCTGTCCTTTTCGTAAGTGTAGGTACTCGCGCCCTTCGTGAGCACGATTTTGTAGAGATTGTTTACAAAGGCTTGTTTTTGGGCTTTTAGTAAGCTATCCGAAAGTGTCCTCATAATCCGTGTCTCACCTCGACACTGAATTCCCCAGAGCTGGTTTTGGCATCCGCACCAGAGCCGTCCACAACCCACACTTCACCATTCCACCATCCCTCAGCGCAATCAACCAGAGTGGTGTAGTAATAATCATAAATACCAGTATTAACACCATCCTTTGTCATGGCTAAGGCATCCACTTTCTTTGTGCCGGCAGCATCTACCAACGTCAGTTTGATTGAAGTGGTCGGGTCTGCCAGGGCGCCGTCCTTGTCATAAACAAACGCTCTTACCCAGATTGTTGACTTTGCGAGAATTTTCACGATTACTTCCACTATACTGTCACCTCCTTCAATTCCTTAATTTCCTTTATTAGGTCTTGGATTCTCTGGTCTTTACCATCCAGATATCCTTTCTTGTAGCCATCTTTGTAACCTTTACTATGTGCCAAGAGGTGTGCCCCGCTTGTAGTTAATTCCAAATTTTCTAGTCTATTATCATCTTTTATTCCATTTTTGTGATGGGCCCATTCCCAAGACTGGAGACAACGCCCGAGATGCTTTGCCATTACTAAACGGTGTTCGAGGACATAGCCGTTTTTATGAGTCATTGGCCAAAAGAAATTATCAGGGCGAAGTAGAACTTCTATATAGCCTTCTCTTGCTATCCGACCACCTTTCCATTGCCAACACCTGCTACCTTTCTTGGCACAAGGCATACATCTCAAATTTCCAGGTTGCCCTTTATATAGGTGAACCCATCGCTCCTTGCCGCAGTCTATGCAAGCGTGCCAGATGCACGTACCAGTTCCTTTGTAACCAATCTCTTTAGATTTTTTAATTTCGCCTAGGTTTGGCATCAGCCTCCTAACAAAAACAGCTTTATTTTCCTGTATTGAGCTGTGAGGACTTTGATAAACCGATTTTGCGATGTGGCGATCCTCACGATTCTGTATTGAGCTGTGAGGACTTTGATAACTAATTGCCTTCCCGTAGTAGTCCAGGTAGCAATAACTTTCAGCCCTAGAAGAGCGGTTTTGGTTCTGGACAATACTAGACTTCGTGTGGCACTGGCTTTCAATCCTAAA